TATGCCCGATGTAGAACCAGAAGGTCCGGTGACATAAGTTTGAACAGTTGACAATGCGGCGGAAGCACCACTTGGTCCAGAGGATGTAAAGTCTTCGGAATTCCAGAAACTAACATCTGTTGTTCGAATGACTTTGGATGTTTTTACTGGTCCATAAACATATGATTTTGCAATGAAATTGAAATCGGTAATGATGCTTCTTCTGGTGTCAAAGTCTCCTTCATAGTCTTCGTTCAATGTAGATGATTGCAGTATAATTGGAATATCTACTTTTGTGTGAAGAGAAGTCATATTCAAAGAGACATTGAATTCTGGAGTAAAGTATGGTAGAATTTGTTCTGTGATTTGAAGTGCATCGTCCATATGACGAACCATTGCAGATAATTGAAAGGAAAAATTATATGGAACCTCTGCATAATCATATGAGAGATTTTGTCCGGCAGTAACACCAGTGGTGGTGTGATACTTGTTCATGGTATTTCTTTTTCTTTGAGAATCATAATCAATACCAGTTATCTCAAAAGCCAAACGAGGTAAAGTAATTTCCGTCTTAGGTCCATCGCTAATTGAACTTTGCTCGTATATTCTTCTTAGGAATTTTTCTTTTGGACCGTAAGAGATAGGAACTTTGATTTTTTCCTTGGTAGTCCCATTTGCATTTTTTCGGGTAATGTAGATATCATTAAACATTGAACCAAATGCAATGACTAAGTTTCTAACAGAGTTGTGATAAAATGTTTCGAACATTAGATGTCACCCTCCGAGAATGGATCTGTGTCGGTGAAGTCGAAGATAGAATCTCCCTGTAATTCGAAATCGTCTGCATCGTCGAATGCATCTGCAATTGTAATTGTGGTAGTAGGAAGTGCGCCTGTCTTACCAGTAATATAGAATGCACCAGAACTATTACCAGTAACACCGGCAGTGTGTCCTGTGTGTCCACCACCAGTGAATCCTGTTGCACCGGATGGTCCAGCGACTGTGAGCAACATGTATCCCGTTCCCTCTGGTCCTGCTGTACCACCAGTCGCCCATGCTTGTACGGTTGCATACCAACTTGCACTGGAACCTTCTGTTCCGTAACCCTCAGAACCTTGATATACCACTTCACCAACACTGTAGTTTCCACTTGCGGAGTTACCACCTGTCAGATAAATGTACCACGATTCCTGTTCCATAGTTCCAACGACAGAATCAACATCGGTGAATCCAGTGTCGAAGTCTTCTTGACTGTACTCGAACAATTCACATGAAAGTTTATATGTGTATAATTTACCAAGTTGATAGAATGGATTTTCGTGTTCAACGAATTTAATTTCAAACAAACCTTTTGACAAAGGAAAATAAATTAAATCACCTTCTCTTGGTCGATTTATACTTGATTCATGGGAAAGAGTTTTTTCAAATATTTTTTTAGAAACAATAAGTTCAACAGTGTCTTTGATTTGAATGCCAAACTTAGAAGCAAAGTCTCCTTCGCCTTCGAACCCATCAATGCTAGAGATATACATCTCTATGTTCAAACCTTGTTCAAATTTTGAAATGGTATCCTCACCAAACAAGAAGTCTTTATTTACAAGTGTTCGTGGTATGTAAATGACATCATGTCCGTACATTCGAATTGCTTCGATTGTAATGTCTTCTACCAGATTTTGTTCTGATTTAACTTGATGTCTAAAAAACTTATTTGTTGCCATTTATCAACCTACCATGAAGTCAGGAGGAAGTTCATACATGAGTTGTACATTCTCCTCAATTTTATCAATCTCTGTTTGAGCCCTTTCCATAATTTCTCTTCCGTTGAATGATACTCCACCAGGCAACTGAATTCCTTCAAACTTAGATAAGTTGGAACCCCACTGTCTTCTGAACAGTTCAGTAACATATCTTTTTAACAGTCTATCATTGTAAATTTCTGTAAATGTCTCTGGGTCAAGAACAGCATATGCTTCCGCAACAAGATAATCGCCAACATTTACCTCTTCACTCCAGTCCATGTCAACCTTTAGTCTGTTTGTAACTCTACTAAATCTAATAGATTTTTCTGGTGAAAGAATATCTTGAATTAAAGAAAGATGTCTCTTTGTTATGTCATATTGAATCATGGATTGATTTGGATTTCTCAATCCATAAAAATCATTTAGTGCCATTTGATATCGAACATCAAATAGGTTTACAGTTCCCTCGCTGAATTGAAATAGTCTTGTGACTGATATAACACTATCGTCCACCGTGATATATTCATTGTCGATATCATCTTGTGTTACGACATGCTTTAAGTAAGTCTTCTCGACACCATCAAAATGATATTCTGCAAAGAACTGCAATGCGTCATCAATTCTATCTTCCAGTTGAGCATCATCTACATTAATTTCAATAACTGGTGCGCCAAGTCTTCTTAGAGCATATTCTTTTAGTGTTGCTCTTGATGTTGGTTTTGCCATATCTAATGCTCCTAGTATTTCTCCAATAGTATGTATGCCAAAGGAGAACTAATCAACCACGCATCGCACCAGTTTCTTCGTCCAACTCCATTTGTTTTTGTAATAATTTCAACTCGTTTACAGATTTTATATACAAATCTCCCTTTTTCCAAGGAAATTCATCACCCACCTGATTGACTCCGTTGGTTAAACAGTGTTTTCTGTTTTGAAAATATATTCTCGTCCAGTTTTTAGGCTTAGAATAAGTAGAGTCAAATTCTTTCAACACTTTCTCATCGAAAGAAAAATTATTAATAGTAATTGTTTTGTCTTTGTGAATGAATTGATTCATAGTTTCCATTTAGGTCTAAATGATAATCCGCCAGTTTCAGGAAAATAAAATTCTTGCGTTCCCCAGTTTCTTCCCGGATGAGGACTTGATGGAATCTTTCCATTTGTACCGGAGGATGAACTCACATTGCTTGCTGTTAGGTTGTCGAATGCAACCATTTCTGTTTTAACGCTGTCGTAATCAAATTCATAAACAGTATAAACATCATCTAACGGACTAGGATCCGCCTCTACAAAATCTCCACCATTATCACAATTTGGCTGAGTGTCATCACAACTTCCATTTGATATACAACACGGAACTTGATATTTTTCTCCCCACGAACCATCAAATTGATAATTGAAACACCTATATCCATTGTGATCTTTAAATGGTTCTACTGGGTTTTCTATTGTTCCTGAATTTTCAATACCTAAAAGTTTGAGTTGGTTTGTGTTTTCTTCTCGTCGAAATACAGTTATTCCTTCTCTGTTGTAGGCAGTATTGGCAGACCAAGCACCATCACCACCACGAAGCCATCTTGATTGGTTTCTGGGAGTAATTGTTAGTATTACATTTTTGTAAGGAACCTCTTGCGACCTTAGGTTTTCTCCCCAATAAGTTTCTCCGTAGATATCACAACACCCACCGTTTGCGTGTAGAACACTGTTTAAATTGTAATGAAACATTCCTCCGGCGACTCCAGCAAATTCGGAACTGTTGTTTTGATTCCAAACAGGTTCAAATATTTCCCCAGAAGCAAGTTGAGTTCCTGATATATGAGTCGAACCACTATCTGGTGTAGGATATCCAAACCCGTTTGCGGGAAGACCATTTTGAAAGTCATAGGTAAATCCTGCATCAAAATAACATGCTACATGATTCCCCGAGTTTGTGTCAGGATTAATGTCCACAGAACTTCCAAGAGGAGCGGAAATACATGCAACATCATGAATATATAATTTCCAATCGGCACCTAAATCGTCTGCGACATTTCCGTCTGGTAACTGGATTCTATATCCTGCTCCACCTTCGGTTGCAGACATGTGACCTCTACTCGACATTACCTGTGATAAACTTCTATATCCCATTAAATCGCCATAGATTAGATTTCCTTCATTGTCGAGTGTACACCACCCTTCGTTTGCTCCATATCCACCCGCATCATTTGCACCAAAATCCTTAATCGTTTTCCATGCAGAGATTCCGCTTCCGATACCGTCCGCACCACCTTCTGATGAAGGACCTGTCCACCCTTCAGTATCTGCTAAGTAGTCTGGTATTGAAATTTCTTCGTTGTCTGTAGAAAGTCTAAGAATCATTCTTCTAACATCTTGACCATTGTTTGATGTGTTCTGAGTCCAAAGACCACCATTTGGATACTCACAAGACATTGCAATGATGTTTGACATTGAACTTGATTCATCATAATCTGGAGATTCGGGTGGAATAAACGAAAGACCTATAATTTTGCCGGGATAATCCATCCTCGCCGCATTTGGATTTGAAATCCCTGCATCATTCGCACCTTCTTTTAGTATCAATCTCTGCCAAATTTTTGGAGTTACTGTATATTCTCCCGATGCATTCGGACCTTCAATTTTATTTGCATAAAGCACTGTTCTTGGATATGTGTCATTGTCCTCGCCGTTATCGCCTGGATTTTCTGGCATGTATGATCCTGTTATCAGAAAAACATCTTTAGATATGAATGTTAGATTTCCATATCTGATGTTGTTTGAATCATTTTGATAACTACCATCTGCATAACCATCCCAAATTAAAGTTCTTGAAACTTTTCTTGTTGTATGATTAAAAGTTAATTTATATAATTTATTTTCTTTTTCTGCTGGTCTGTTGTAGTCCCAAAAGAAGTTCCAGGCGCCGTTCCACCAGTAATAATAAGGTCTCCAATGTTCTACCGCTCCTTGCCAGTAGAAAAGTTCGGGAGTACCGTCACTGTCTGCCTGCCAACCAAAGTTAGTTTTCGTATTGGTTCCATGTCCTAGCATTTATCAACTAAAGTCCTCAGCCCATGTGCAAAGTAATTTTGTGGAACTTTGAGCAACAATAGAAATTACAATTTCACTGCTTGCTCTTATTATGTTTGGTTTTATTCCATTTGCAAAAAAGTATTCATCATCAAAAGTTAAAGTTACTGTACTTCCACCTGTATTTTGCAAAATTAAAGTATACATTCCGCCCGCAAGGGAACTGCTGTTATCCGATGGATTTCCAATTGTTATCGAAGATGCTGATGTGGTTGTCCATTCCTGAACGACACCGTTTGCAAAGTTTGGAGTAAATGTTCCCGTGTCTGTGTTTGAAACGATTGGACTGTATGCCTGTCCTTGGAATTTAGTGGTTCCTTTAACAGTCAAGTCGCCAGTTACACCTAAACTTCCTTGCATATCGACATTATCTCTCGGGAATGAAGTAAGATTGGAATTACCATTATCAACGATACCCCACGCACCACCTCCTCCTCCACCGATATACAAAATATGTCCCGTGTTGGTTGCAATTCCCGCTCCACCCGAGTTGATATAGAATCTAAGATATTTACCTTCTGCATTCCTTGTTATTCGTAATTCCGGGGAACTGTCTTTGATATGTAATGGGTAATCTCCCGCTATATGTCCAATTGAAACATATCCATTACCCGTTCCATCTGCATCTGATCTAATTGAGAATTTACTTTCGAAGGTTGCTATATCTGGAAAATCAGATAATAGTTTAATTGGTTTATAAAGTGAGTTTGTTCCATCATACACATTAATGTCACCATTAGCAACAGTTGCTGTGTCGTGGTCTGTCAACCCAGAATCTGCAAGTGAAACATTCACACCATCGATGAGTGCCGCTTGAGCAGTGTCATCAATTCTGATGATATAGTTTGAAGCCATGTATGGTTGTCGAAGGTTTGCATTTCCTGTATCGACGGCAGCGTATGCAGTTTTACCACCACCGAGCGTAATACCAACTGTGTCTGCATCTTCTGAACCACCAACTTGTCCTGCGGTGTATCCGTTGAATGCACCATAAGCGGCACCTGCACCAAGAATTGTTCTTGCACGAAGGTCTGGAGTTTTGACATATTTTACTGTTGCTACTGAAACATCGTAAGTCTTACCAGAAGCATGTCCGTGTAGAATCAAATCTCTATCGTTAGCAAAAATGTGTCCGTGAGGATATCCGGTGTTGTCTGTAGAAGTTTCCCCACCATGAGTAATTCCAATAAGAGGTTCTCCGTCTAGCAAAACGGTTCCAGTATTGCTGTTGGTATATGACCATGAAAGAGCATTACCGACTACAGTTGCTGAAGGACTAGTAAATACTTGGTGTCCTGTACCTCCCGCAAATCCTGTGTGTCCTCTATGTTCGAAAACCATCTCTGAATGAAAACCATACTTGGTTCCAACTCTAGAATAGTATTTTGAATATGTGGATGCATCCAGTGTGCTACCATCACATAGTTGCCATCCTGTTGGTACATCAGCAGGATCACCAGCGAATGCAATAATTTCACCAACTGGATGAACGGTGTCTAGACTTACTGTGTTGCTACCACCCACCACTGTTCCGACATAGTTTGTTACAATTCCTCTATCGCTGTCTGTTCCACTCACAAGAGTGAGGACTGGTTTTACAACATTACCACTGCTCGTCGGAGCATATGCAGTTAGTCCACCAGCAACTGCTGGGTCAAGAAACCAAACATCCGAACCAGTATTACCACCACCATTTGGTAGTCCACCACTTGCAGTTTGAAAGTTTGAAGTGTCAATCTCACCACTATAAACAACGGTGAATTCACTATTGCTTGCCGATACAGATTCTACAATACCAATTGCTTCCGCAGAAATTCCACTGCTCGCTTGTGCGAGTTTAAAATCTCCACTCGAACCATTTGAATGTGGTACGAATCTAATAACACTACCCGCAGAAAATCCGTGGTTTGCTTGACTTTTTGTGGCTCGAATAGACTTTCCGTCTGAACCCAATCCACTACTTAATAGAAATGCTGTATTAGCCATTTAATTACTCCGATTAATCGTAAATTA